TCCACACGTCACCCGACGGCGTGAGACGTGCGGAGGAGTGTCCCGAGCGGCAAAGGGGGCGGACTGTAAATCCGCTGGCTTACGCCTTCGTAGGTTCGAGTCCTACCTCCTCCACCAAACTAAATACTGCAATAATATCAATATGATAATGCTGGGTTAGTTTTCGTTTTTGTAGTTTCACGGTGGGTATTATTTTGTTGTGAATTTCGACCCACGTTCTAAAATTGTATCATGTTCACCGCTTACGGGCTCGCACTGTTCCTGCCATGACCACATCCCCGCGACAGCAGGGGATTTTCGGTCGCTTACTCGGAAAATTTGGTCTCGAAAGAAAGGATGGCTCGCTCGCCAATCCTGATCCGTGGCTAATGGAATTGTTCGCTGGCGGCGCGCCAAGCGCCGCGGGTGTCTATGTCAGCCCGGTCACCGCCATGACGTGCGCACCGGTGCGGTGCGCAGTTCAAGCCATCTCTGAGACGATCGGGCAACTGCCCGTGGCGATTTATCGGCGCGGCGAGAACAATGCCCGCGAGCGCGCCCAGGATCACCCGCTCTACCCGCTCTTACATGACGCGGCGAACGATTGGACATCGGCCTCGACGTTCCGCGAACAGATCACGCGCGACGCGCTACTGCAGCCCCATGGCGGCTTCGCATTTATCAACCGGGTCAACGGCAAGCCCGTCGAGCTTATCCGCCTCAACCCGTATTGGACGCCGGTATTCCCGCGATACAAAAACGGGGAACCATCTTACTCGGTCACCGAAAAGGGTGAGACCCGCATCCTGAGTTGGCGCGACGTGATCCACATTCCGTCGCCGTCTGAGTCGCCGCTTGGTCTGGGTCTAATCCATGACGCGCGGCAAGCTATCGGCTTGGCGATGGCCATGGAGCGGCACGCCGAACATTTGTTCGGTCGCGGCGCACGGCCCGCCGGCATTCTGAAATTCAAGGGCAAGCTTGATCCGGCGTCGTCGGCGCGCATGAAAGCGAGTTGGCAGGCGACCAACGGGGGTCATCAAAGCGGCGGTACGGCGGTCATTGAGGAAGGCGGCGAGTTTCAACCGCTTACTTTTAGCTCCGTTGACGCGCAGTTTATGGATATGCGCAAGTTTGCAATTGAGGAGATCGCGCGACACTTCCGCATCCCGCCGGTCTTTTTGATGGACTATGGACGCGCAACTTGGTCAAACGCGGAGGCCATGGGCAATCAGTTCCTTACGTTCTGTTTGCTTCCGTGGATCAAGCGTTGGGAAGGGGAGTTCGCCCTGAAGCTCTTCACGCCCAAAGAGCGGCAGACCTACTTCGCCGAATTTAACGTTGATGCGCTGCTACGTGCCGACTTCGACAAGCGAATGGATGGCTACCAAAAAGGCATCGCCGCTCGAATCTTTAACCCGAATGAAGCGCGGGCGCTCGAAAATCTGCCGCCGTATGAAGGCGGCGACAAGTACGAGAATCCCAACACGTCATCGCCGCTTCCCGTGGTGCCCGCATGACCACGGAAATGACGCACCGCGCGTTCTTTGGCGATGGCGAACGTGATTTCCGAATCACGCCCGAACTTATCATTGAGCTTGAGCGCAAGACTGGCGCTGGCATCGGCGGCTTGTGCCGGCGCTTGTTCGCTGGCGATTTCAAGCACGCCGACGTGACGGAAACTATCCGGCTTGCGCTGATCGGTGCCGGCACGTCGCCAAAAGACGCCGACGCGCTCGTTGCTGCTTATGCGGTCAATCGGCCGCTGTCTGAAATCTATCCGCTCGCTGTCTCAATCCTCGAAACGCTGTGGTTTGGCGCGTCCAAAAAAGGTGAGGGCGATGCAGCGGCTTGAAATCAAATCGACGTTCGGCGTTGACGAAGCGGGCCGGATCACCGGCAAAGCGTGGGTATTTGGCACTGCCGATCGTATGGGCGACATCATCGAAAAGGGCGCATTCATTTCCCCGTCCCAACTCCCGATGCTTTTCGCGCACGATCCGGCCGAACCCGTCGGGGTTTGGGACGAAATCGCTGAAACCGACGACGGCCTGTCTGTAAAGGGACGGCTATTGGTCGCTGACGTAGCACGCGCACGCGAAGTTCGCGCGCTTGTGCAGGCCAAAGCGGTCACCGGATTATCGATCGGCTATAGCGTCAAGCAAGCGACGGGTCGCAAGGGCGGCGGTCGCATTATCAAATCACTGGAATTGGCCGAAATCTCCTTGGTCACGATTCCGATGCATCCCGGCGCACGGGTTACCAGCGCGAAATCGGCTTCGGACTTGTTCGCAATCGCGGAAGCCATCAACCGGGCCGCTTTGGCGTTCCGTACAACCAAGGAAACTGTTCTATGAATACCGCTGCAAATCAACTCAAGAGCGACGATGACAATCCCGCCGACGTTGTGACCAAAGCGCTCGGCGAACTCAAAGAGTCCGTTGACGTTCGTCTCAAGGCAATCGAAACCAAATCGGTTGACGCCACGAAAGTCACCGAACGTCTCGACAAGCTCGAAGCAAAAATGAACCGGCCGTCCGCAAACGACAATAACGACGCGAACGACGATAAGAAGATCGAAACCAAAGCGTTCGGGAAGTTCCTGCGCGGCGGTCGCGAGTCTCTGGGCGCCGACGAAATCAAGAGCCTCGTGGTCGGCGACGATCCGCGCGGCGGCTATCTCTCGCCCCCGCAATTCGTGGCGCAGATGATCCGCCAGTTGGTGCAGTTTTCTCCGGTGCGCGCTGCGGCGCGCGTCGGCGCAACGGGCAATTCAAGCGTGGTTCTGCCGGTGCGAACGGGCGTCACAAACGCCCTCTGGGAAGGCGAGACGGAAACTGAAACCGAGTCCGATCCGGCCTTCGCACAGGTCGAAATCCCGGTCCGGGGCCTGAAAACCTACACGGACGTATCCACGAGCCTGCTCGAAGATTCGGCCATCGATTTGGAAGCCGAGTTGAGCGACGCACTGGCCAAGGACTTCGGCAAAAAGGAGGGCACGGCGTTCGTGAACGGCACGGGCGTCAAACAGCCGCGCGGCCTCATGGTCCATCCGGCCGTGAGCTACTACGCCGGCGGCGATGCCTCCAATCTGACGGCAAACGGTATTATCGGCCTCTTTCATGCGTTGCCGCCTGCTTATCGGCAGGTCGGCGCATGGATGATGAACAGCACCACCGTCGGCGCGGTTCGTAAGCTCGTCACCAGCGGCTCCGGCGCGCCGTTGTGGGTTGACTCGCTGGCCGCTGGCAACCCGCCGACCATCTTAGGTCGCCCGGTTATCGAGGCCATCGACATGCCGTCTGTTGCGGCGAACGCTTTCCCCATCGTGTTCGGCGACTTCAACAGCGCCTATCGCATCTATGACCGCATTGGGATGACGTTGCTTCGCGATCCGTTTACGCAAGCGACAAATGGTCTAGTCCGCTTCCATGCGCGTCGGCGCGTCGGCGGGGACGTGGTTCTTCCCGAGGCCATCATCAAGCTCAAAATCGCGACCAGCTAACGAAACAAAGCGCGGGCGCAATGACGCGCCCGCGCATCCCTCACCTCAATCGGAAAAAACAACTATGCGTGATCTTATCCATAACCAGTCTTTCCAAACCGCCATTGCGCCCGCCGTAGTGACGACCAACGCCGCGCAAGTCGGCAATTGGATCAATATCGCTGGCTTCGACTCGCTCGGATTCTCGATCTTCACCGGAGCGATGACCGGAACGCCGACATTCACCGTTTTGGTTGAGGAAGCCAACGCGGCCGATCAATCCGACCACGCGGCGGTTGCCGCCAGCGACTTGGTGAGCCGCATCGAAGGCGTCGATCCGGAATTGACCGCTGGCAACGACATCGCGGAAGCCAATGCCGTGACCAAAATCGGCTACATCGGCAACAAGCAATACGTCCGCGTGACCGTCACGCCCGCAAGCAATACCAGCACGGCGCTTGCGGCGATTGCCACGCTTGGTCATGCGAGCGTGCGGCCCGTTTTCTGATAACGCCAATGCGGCACGCGACCGACACGGCGCTGAAAGACGTTTTTTGTGGAGCAAGGGCCGTCTTTCTTCGCCCGTCGTTGCGTGCCGCAGCTACCCTCGAATCCCGATACGGATTTGACCGACTTTTCGCCGCGTGTGTTGACGGCAATCTAACCGTCATCGCGGACGTGATCCGAACCAGCTCGACAACTGATACCAGCGATTTTCTGAAAAGCATTGTCGCCATGCCGCTCATTGAAGTTATGCCATCGCTTTTGGAAGCGCTTCCGGCGCACATTCTCGCGCTTGCTGGCGTTGATGAATCGCAAGGCGGCGAGAAAATTCCCTATCCTGAATACCATGCAAAACTTTATCGCATCGGAACCGGCTGGTTAGGTTGGTCGCCTGACGTGACTTGGAACGCCACGGCTGCGGAGATATTGGAAGCGTACAGCGGGCAAATTGAAAAGTTGCGCGCTATTCACGGCGGCAAAGAAGATCAAGACCGCCCAACCGATCGGCCAGAAAACGCCGTTTTTGACCGCGCCGGATTAGCGAAACTCAAACTCATGGGCAACAGAGCGTTTTGATATGCCCATGAAAGGACCAAGCGTTTGTGGCTGCGGCAGAGTCGTTGCAGCCGGCATCATGTGTGAATGCCGGCGTGCCCGCAAAGCCGCTAATGACCGCAACAGGCCAACAGCACGCCAGCGCGGCTATTCCGTGCTTTGGCAGCAAGCGGCGAAGGCGTTCCTAGCAATGCCTGAAAATCGCCTGTGCGCGTGCGGCTGCGGCCGCGCTGCTGACATGGTGGATCATATCAAGCCGCACCGTGGCGACATGGGCTTGTTTTGGGATCGTACCAACTGGCAACCGATGGCTAGTTCGCCGTGTCATTCAAGCCGCAAGCAATCGTTCGAGTACGGCGCGCCATGAAAAGACAACCGAGTCTTGTAAGGCGCGGCGAGCAACCGGAAAGCGCGCTGTGGCGCAACGTGATCTTGCAAGGGATTGCTGACGCGACCCTCCGACTGCCCTCCTATGAAAGCGAACACCGGCGAAAAATGGAACTGATCAGGGGCCAAGCGCGCCGCTGGTTCAAGTTCCAAAGCGAGGATTTCCACCGCGTGTGTGAACTAGCGGGGCTAGACGCCAGCCGCATACACACATTCGCGATGGCGCAAATCCGAAAGGCGATTGAGGAAGGTCACGCGAGAACCGTTCGGGAAAACTTTCTGAATGGCCCAAACCGGGGGGTGGTCGCAGAAATCGCGAAGGAGCTAGGGGACCGGCCCACACCAACCGCGCAAAAAATCGAAAATTTAGAGTTTTCTCAAAACCAGGATTTGCCATGAGCGTGGTTTTACTCGCAGACGCCAAGGCGCAACTGAATATTGAGCCCGGTTTCACCAACGACGATACGTTGATTCAAGAAATGATCGACGCGGCGGAGGATTGGATCACAAAGTTCGTGGTCGCGCCGACCAATCCGTCATGCGCGCCTGATCCGTGCTTACCGGCCAATCCAATAACCACGTGGCCGCCGAGTCCCGTGCCGCCGTCGCTTCTTCAAGCGATCCGGCTGCTTGTGGCGCACCTGTACGAGAACCGCGAAGCTTCATTGGTGAGCATTACCTCTCAGGAATTGCCGTTCGGCCTTATGGACTTGATCGCGCCCTACCGGGTTTGGACGTTCTGAGATGGCTTCCGCGCAACTAGAGCGGCTGCAAAAGCGACTTGAGGCCATCCCCAAGGCGGTGCGGGACGCTGTGCAACCGGCGCTGGCCAAATCGGGCGCAGAGCTAGTGGACGCGATGAAGGCTCTTGCCGAGCCGTCGCGCAAAACGGGCGAATTAATCGACTCGATTACTTACACGACTGCGGGCAACACCACGCCACCTTATTCCGAGCCAGGCGGTTCGCGCGTGGTGCCGGAAAACGCCGTCGCGGTCACCGCTGGCAACACCAAAGTCAGATACGTCCATTTTGTCGAGTACGGCACCTCCAAAATGGCGGCTGAACCGTTCTTTTGGCCCGCCTACCGACTGCTGAAAAAGAAGCTATCGACCCGGATCAAGCGCGCCGCGTCGAAAGCTGTGCGGGAGAATTGGGCCAAATGAGCGCGTCACTGGCATTCCAGCAAGCCGCGCGTGGCATCCTGATCGCTAACAGCGACGTGACCGCTCTTGTTCCGGCCGCAAATATCCTTGACGCCAACTATGAGCCGGAAGCCTTTCCGCGCCTTGTGATCGGGGAGGATCAAGAACTTCCGGCGGATGACGTGGTGAACCGCTACACCAAGCTTAACTCGACCTTCCATATTTGGACGCGCGAACCGGGCTTGGCGGGGGCTAAAGCCATCGCCGGGGCCGTTCGCAAGGCGCTAGTGCTGACAAACTGGACGCAAAACGGCTACGTCAACATTCGAACCATGCTTGTGAGCGCGCGGTATTTGCGCGACCCAGATGGCCAAACGGCGCATGGCGTCGTCACATTTGAATCTTTGATTCAGGATGACAACCCATGACGGCGGTTTTCACTATCCGCGCCGGACAGCTAGATCGCGAAATTACGTTGCAGCATGGGGCGGCGGCGATCGGCTTAGACGGAACGCCCGCCGTCGCTTGGACGACCTACGCGACCCTACGCGCCAAACGCCTGGAAGCGACCACCGATGAATATGTGCGCGGCTACGGGGCTTCGACCGAGCGCATTATGATCTTTCGGACTCGCTACATCGATGGCGTGACTGCGTCGGACCAGATTTTGTTTGAAGGCAATCCGTTTGTCATCAAGCAGATTAAAGAGATAGGGCGGCGCAGGGCTCTTGAATTTCGCACCGAAAGGCTAGGGCTGTGAGAGGCCGTCGCACGCTGAAAACCAAATCGGATGCCAACGCCGCTCAAAGCGTGACGGTTGCGCCCGCGTGGCTATCGAAAGATGCCAAAGCAGAATGGCAACGGGTTATGCCGATATTGGTTGAGCGCCGGATTTTGACTGACGCCGACCTTGCGAGCTTTGAAAACTACTGCGTCGCCATCGGCCAAGTGCGGGAGATGGAACGCCTGATTAAGCGCGCTGGGCACGTGGTCGAAACCGATCGCGGCCCGCGAGCGCATCCCGCCGTCAAGATTCAGTCCGACGCAATGACCCGCGCGCGGCTTTTGGCATCCGAACTTGGCTTAACCCCCGTGTCGCGTTCGCGCCCGGCTGTTTTTGAGAATCCCAATGACGATGATTCATCCGCATTGGGTGTTTAATGACACGCCGATAGCCGACCCGCATGGGCGCGGTGAACGCGCGGCGCGCTTCTTTCGCGCGTTGCGTCACCCCAAGTCGCGTGCGCCAAGGCGCGCATTTGAGCTTGCGCCGTTTTGGGAACGGATTGTTCGGCGCATCTACGGGCCGTCTGACGAAGGCGGAAATCGGCTTGTTCGCACGGTCTATATTCAAATTCCGCGTGGTGCGCGCAAAACGACGATCGGCGCGGGGCTGGGGCTGCTGCATTCATTCGGGCATGAGCGGACGCCCGGCGGCGTATGCATCCTGTCGGCCGGTTCCGAAGATCAAGCACAACTCGCCTTCGATGAAGCAAATGCTTTTGTGAATACCACGCCAGCGCTGGACAAAGCGGCTCACGTTGTCGAATCCGAGCTAGAGATTGAGCACGTCGCGTCCGGCTCGATATTGCGGGCCATCGCGGCCGATGGCGATGTGCAGCACGGCAAAACGCCCTATTTCGTCTTAATCGACGAATTGCACGTTTGGAAAAATCGGCGGCTGTGGAAAGCGCTGAAATCCGGCCTGTTCAAAATTCCGAACACCCTCCTTGTCATCATCACGACGGCGGGACGCGGACACGATAACCTGGCTTATGAAGAGTATCAGTACGCCCGAAAGGTTGCTGCTGGCGAAATCGATAATCCCTCATACCTGCCGATCATTTTTGAACCGCCCAAGAAATTTGACTGGCGCGATGAAAAGATTTGGCAGCGTGTTAATCCGGGCCTCAAATTCGGCTTTCCCGATCTGACCGGAATGCGGCAGGCGGCGCTTGAGGCCGAAGAAAAGCCGTCCGATCGCGAAGATTTTTGCCAATACAATCTGAATGAGTGGCTAGACCATTCCACGTCGCCCTTTGTCGAGATGAGCGTTTATGACGAAGGCGCGGGAGCGGTTGATCTACAGGCCATGGAAGGCCAACCGTGTTGGCTTGGCGTTGATCTTTCCAGTACCAACGACCTAACAGCGGTTGTGGCGGCTTGGCGCGATGGTGACGACGGCTATTTCGTTCACCCCTGGTTTTTCTGCCCTAAAGACAATTTGCGCCGTCGCGCCGATCAAGACGGTGTCCCGTATCCGAAATGGGCCGAAGATGGGTTCATTACGCCGACTCCGGGCAACGTCGTGGATTTTCGCGCGGTAGAAAGCTGTGTCCGCGATGCCTGTGCGCGGTTCGACGTGCGCGAGGCCGCTTTTGATCCGTATCTTGCCCGCAACATGCTCAATAACTTGTTGGATGACGGCTTGCCCGCCGTCGAGATGCGCCAAGGCTGGGTCACGATGGCGCCGGCAATCAAAGAGCTTGAGCGCGCAATCATTGGGCGCCGGTTTACTCACGGCGGCCATCCCGTGCTGCGGTGGAATTTTTCTAACATTGCGGTCGAGGAAGATAAGGCCGGCAACTTGACGTTCCATAAGGGCAAATCCCGCTTTCGCAGGATCGATGGCGCGCAAGCCGCTGCAATGGCAGTTGGGCGAGCCTTCAGCGGCGATAATGGAAAGTCAGTCTACAGCGACGAGGCCGTGCGCCCCGCTGGATTTCAAGTGTGGTGAGATAAAATGACCGCTTCAACAGAAACGGAACAGCTAGTCGTTCAGCTTGAAGCGCGAATCGACGCTTTCGAGCGCAATTTTGCCCGTGCCAATCAGACTGCAAATAGCAGTTGGAGCGCGATCGAAGCTCGCGGGAGGCAGGCCAGCAACCGTATCCGCGCCGACATGGATCATGCCACGTCGGGAATCGCAAACGGCTTCAAATCACTTGGCGGGGTCATATCTGGCAGTCTCGGTTTAGCCGGGGCGGCGGGGGTGGCGGGCTTTCTCGCACTGGCGGTCAAGATCAATGGCGAGCTTGCGAATATGGCGCGGCTCGCCAAGCAAGCGCAAATCTCGACCGACCGCCTGCAGGAAATCAAGTACGCGGCAAACAGTAAAGGTGTCTCAGATGAAGACTTTAATGCGACGCTTCAAACATCGCTTCAAATGTTGGAAGAAGCCCAGCACCAGGTCAATGATTTACGGCGGCTCTTTAATGCTAACGGTAAGTCTATTCGTGATTCAAACGGCGATCTAATAAAGTTTGACGCGCTGCTGAACACTGCCGCCGACCTGATCTCGCGCGCGCCGACCGAACAAGCCAAGGTCAAAATAACCGAGATGATGGGGCTTAGTCGCGATTGGATTCGTGTGCTGGAGGGCGGCCCCGCTGCATTTCAGCGAACACAGCAAGAGGCGAGAAGTGCCGGCGCAGTGATTGATTCCGCGACAATCGCCAAAGCAAAGGAATTTGACGAAGCATGGACGAAAGCGATCACCAAATTTAAGGCTGGCATAACCGACACGTTGACCGATCTAGCCGGCGAATTCGCCGATTTTTGGCAGAAGATTATCGATAGTGTGCCGGGCGCATCCTACATCGTCGAGAAATTCCGCAGAATGTTCGGGGGTCTTGAAGGCATGACCATCCCCGAATTACAGGACGCGCTACAGCGCTCAATCGAGCAAGGCGCCGGCAAAGTCGAAATTGATCGCATCCAAGCCGAACTTGACCGCCGAATGGGCAAAAAGCCGCTCATGATCGAGGTGCATCCGCATGTTGCCGAAACCCCGACGGTCATTCCCCAAGAAAAGCAGAAAAACGTATTCGATAGCGCAGTATTCGAAGCAAACAAGCGCATCGCGGCGACGAACGCTGAAACTAAAACGATTGGGTTAAATTCGGAGGCGCGTGAGCGCGCAAAGCTCGTTGCTGAGTTGGAGGAAGCCGCAAAGAGGTCAAATACGCAAGCCGGATTTCAAAACGCCAAGGTCACCGATGAGCAACGCGAGAAAATCAACAAACTCGCCGACGCATTGGACGCGGCTGCTAAGCGGCAACGGATAGCACAGGAGCAATGGAAAAGCTTCAATGAAGTGCTTCAGCTATCCGGCTCAATCGCCGTCGATTTCTTTGACAAGCTGGCCAATGGTAACATGAATATGCAGCAGTTCCTTCAATCGACGCTCAGGATGTTAGAAAAACTTGCGATTCAAGCCGCAATTTTAGGAACGGGACCGCTCGCCGGCTTGTTCGGAACCGCGTCCACCGTTGCGGGCGGCACCGGCGGCCTCATGGGCCTGCTTGGCAAACTTTTCGGCGGCGGCAGGGCCGAGGGCGGCGACGTTGATCCGGGCAAGGCGTATCTGATCGGCGAGCGCGGCCCCGAGATTCTGTTATCAAAGGGCGCGGGCACCGTCATTCCGAACCACGCGCTTGGCGGCTCGCGTATCAGCAATCAAACCGTGAACAATCACGTGGCCAATGTCACCGTGAACACCAACGGCGGCGATTCAGCGTCAAATCAAGACTTGGCTGAAAAAGTTGGTCGGTCAGTGCAGAACTCGCTGCGAACTATGATCGCCGGTGAGATAAGGACTCAGCTCAAACCGGGCGGAATCCTTGCTCAATAAGAGCCGCCCGCGCGGCCCGCTATAAATAATGAAGCGATTCCGACCAATGGAGCCTGAAATGACCGACCCGATTTCTATCCGCATTCCCTACGAGCGCGGGGTGCAACTGCGCGACCTTGCCGCAGCGCGCGGCCTTTCGACGGCCGACGCAATCGGCCTCCTACTCGACCATGCAGCCCGCACCGGACTGGCCGCCCTTTCGGTAGCCGAAAGCGTCCCTGCGGCAGCGGCTCAGAGCGTCGAAGACCTTTTGGGTGATCTCGAACTCGGCCCCGAGACTGGCTCGGACGAAGTGATCGAGCATGTCGGCGAGCTTGATGTAGCCGACTAAAAAAACGGTCCGCCTGCTTTTCGGTCAGGCGGACCGTGCGTCAAGACTGACTTGCCGTTGCTCATTCCAGCGAAGCCAACATGAATTATAGCACCCCATCCACAGATATTCACCCAGGACGCACCACCAAAAGCGGAACACGCTGGCGGCACAAATCAATCATTTGCGATGGGGATTTCGTGAACGATCTCAAGGCAGTTGGCTTCTTTGCGCCAAAAGCGGCAGGCGTGTACCATGTAGTAGGTGACCCACCTCTTACGAGTCACACTCATTCACTCACTGAGATATTAGGCGCTAAAAAAAGCGGGAAAAAATTTCGCGCGCCGAATCTCCCTCCCGTCTCACTTCCTTGCTCACACCCTGACTCATTCAAGCCAAAGCGAAAGCCGTGGCGAGACTGCGGCGAGGAAGTGCGCGGCCTGTTTTTTCACGGGGCGCTGGCAGGCCAGCCGAACGTGAAGGGCTTCACGCTGATGCTCAGCCGCCCCGTAGAACGCCTAGCGCGGGCCAAGGGCAAGAGTTGCCTGCGTTGGCTTCATAAGCGGGTAGAAAGGGCGTTGCGGCCCTTAGGCGGCCGCTACACGGGCGGCGCGGCGCCGTTCTGGCTCGCTATCGAGGAAAGCCGGGCCGGGCGGCTTCACATTCACGGCGAAATCTCCATTGGGCCGGTCTATGGCGAGAAGCGGACCATTCGGGCGTTACGCTGCGTCTTTGCGCCTATCCGAAAGGCGCTTAAATCCGCAGGCGGAAAATGGGATGTTGAGCGCGACGGCGAGGGCATTCAGCTTCGTTTCGCGCGCGGCACACCGGATTTTCGCTTTTGCGGCTACTGCTTAAAGAGCGTCCATAAGGCGCGGCCTGATCGTCGGCGCTACATGCGCAAGCTTGGATTGTCGGCGGATAAGCGATGGGTCGCCGGCTTTGAAGGCAACGCCGCCGTGACGGCAAGCTCCGGCTTGCGGCGAAAGGCAATAGCAGCGCACGCTGCGGCGGTTGATGAGTTGGCACGCGGCGGTGCGTCGGCTGTCGCCCCTCATTAGGCTCACGACGCCGCTTCGCCGTCGGGCCAAGGAGCTTTGGTCGGTATTGCGCCGCCGACTTATGATATGGTGCAGTTTGTAACTTTGGGGGCGATGATATGGCGGCTGGACCATGGATCACCAATCAGCAGTCCATGGGCCGCCCGTCTGGTACTTTTGAGCCGGGCATTATGAAGTGGGTTGGATTGTTCGCCATTGGGGTAGGAGGTGTGCTCCTTCTCTTTGGAGGGGCCATCGGAATCAAAACTGAGACCCGCTACGGTGATGTCTGGGTCACGAATCTGCCGATGATGATGATTGGAGGTGTTAGCGTTCTAAGCGGCGTCATTTTGTTTGTGGCCGGTGTACTGAGCGTGATTGTTTTGCGCCCAGCCGAAGAGAGTACGGCCGAATTGACTGTTGCATACGACAGACAAAAGTGGAACGCACTGGTTAAATACGATGACGAAATCGCTTTGGTTGCCGAGAAACTCCAACCGTTAGGGCAAAGATGGATGGACGAGTTTGCTTCTTCCTACCTTGCATTGAATGACAAAAAATATCTACCGAATCTGGTTAAAAAAATCATTGGCAATGCAAGGAAGGACTATGTTGCCAATGAAAAGAATACAGCAC